TGATTATAAATGTCATTCTTTTCTTCCAGCGAATCAGAAAGAATGTAATCTAAAACGGCTTGTTCCTCTCGTTCAGCAAAATATTGCTTAGTTGGTTCTACTTTCTTCATGCATTACAAATCACTAATAAAGTTATTGTACCACAATCTTCTGAATTCCAGTTAAGTCAATTGGTCTGTCGTTCATGAAATTAGATTCCTTTTTCGCTGTTTCAAACCAGAATTTCCTTTCTTCAACAGACATATTTTTCAAATAATTGTCAAATAAACTACCTTCACGTGTTGCAAGGTGCTTATAACCAATTTTCGATATACTGAAAATCTGTGCTGCATTATTTAATGCCCTGAGTAAAAACTCATACATGAATGTTAATTTGATGTTGGATTTATAACCACCAAGATTTTCGAATTCCGATTTCCTGATAATTGCTCCACTCAATTTAAAATCGGTGTATTGTTTCAATGAATTTAGGTTAAGATAACCCATTTCACCGTTCTCACCCACAAATTGTTGTGCCCATACAGTTTCATTGGTCATCTTAATTCCTTGATTTTGTTCATTGACCTCAATCAGCATTGTCATGAAGATGTCAATTTGGGGATAGTATTTGATATGCTTCAGAACGTTTTTAAAATATCTATCACTGTATTCATCATCGAATTCAAGTACCGAGAAATATTCGGTAGTTACCGATTTCACTGCAAGGTTGACTTGCGATTGATAATCGGTTTTACCGTCATTCTTTACCATGATAAAACTCTCATGTGTTAGTTTATCTTGGTGTTTACGAATCATTGAATCTCTAAGACCAACGATACTTTCATCAAGTTCTGATGGATAAACTAACACCATTTGTGGTAGTTCTTCAACAACTTCTTGTTTAACAACAGACTCGATTGCTTTGGTAGCCAATACCGATAACTCATCGTTATATTCGTGTATTGGAATTATTACTGATACATTCATTTGTTTTTTTTTATAATTAAATATTATTTATTCCGCAGGTTGGAGTGCTGCTTCTAACAATGCAATTCTCTTATTAGCGAGTTCGGTATAAATCTCAACTAATCTCGCCTCACTATCCTTCTGATTATATTTCGATGCGATTGCTTCCATTGTGTCATATAACTCTGTTGTTATCGCATCATCCAAGAATTTAACAAGGACATCACCAACCAATCCAGGGAGGTCGTAATAGTTTTCAGTCCACACACCAGCACCTTCAACAACTTTAACTGCCTCACCATTCTCATCTCTTTCAAGAAGATATTCTGGCATGATATCGGGTTTCAAACAGATTGGAATTGTACCTGATTTCATACATTCCAATGGAAATGTTCCGAAAGATGAAATCCTATCAATCCATAATGCTGCAAAATTCTGTTGGAGTCTTTTGGCGAAATCAACCCTACGCATTGGTTTTGGTGGCTTACTCTTTGTTACCATCGGGTCGAAAGTAACCCAATTATATTGTGGGTACTTGCTAAAGAACAGCTTCACGAACTTCGAGATTTCGTTTGCGTTTCTACCGATAACCGAAATCACAGGTTTTTGTGGGGCATCAGTTCTTTCAAAATATTCAGGAATTCCGACATTATAGGTTTTAACATCATATTTACCCACCCCATAGAAAGTTTCTAACCATTCTTTAAGATTCAGTGATGTTGTAATAACATCTTGAATACCGAAGGATGTCCAATCAGTACCAGGAATTAATGAATTTGTCATGTAATCGACAGATTGTAGGAGTCCAACTCTTAAACATGGAAGATTTTTGGTTTGTTCCATCACGTTTGAATAAACTTCAGGAATAACCATAATGTCTTCAGGACCTACTGTTAATTTGGGGTCAGACATCGCCATGTGAGTGTGGTTAGTAAGTTCTTTTTCAATCCAATCAGGTGTTATATAGTCACCTTTTTCGACCATAACAACAACCTCATAACCTAAATTCTTAACTACTGTTGCATGAAAATACATTTCATATACACTAGCAACGGGACTGTGTGATTCTGGTATAACAAATAAGAATTTTGATTTCTTATTCACTAGTTTATCGAGACTAACTTTAATTTTCTCGATTTTCTCTAATTCAGCTTGTTCTGCTGATAATTGCATTTCTTCGCTCATTTTTATTTCGTTTTAAATTTTATTATTTTATGAAAATCCTGATTATCAATTAAATCAGCGATTTGCAGGACTTCTAATGAACCTGCTTTAATATTTTCGTTATATGGACGTTTGAGTTTAATCAATTTCTTACCCCAAGGCACACCAAGTTTAAGTATTTCAGGGTCTGTTGTAATTAACACATCAGCCTCTTTCCACATATCAACAGATTTATCTACAAACTTGTAGTTCTTGAATCTAGCTGAAATCTTACTCAGGAAGAAAAGTGTTGGTGGGATGCTGAATCTGTTTTCAACAGACATTACAGTAAAATCAACAGTGTTTTCATACTTCTGCAAGAAATTATTAACATGTAAGTCCAATTGTGGATACATTTTTGGTGCAGCACCATGAATTTCAAACAGATAATCCTCATATATGAATCTATTATAAACTTCCCTTGCAGTAAGTTTAATTTTTTCTTCAGGTTTAAATAACATGAAGTCAGCAGGTGCTTCCCCCTTATCATCAACCTGATAATCTATTGGGTTGATTGTATCTGGCGTGTCTTCTGGTTCACGCATTTCCTTAACTTTTTCAACACTGTCTTCCCAGACGTAATCATTGAAATAATCGTACACATATTTGGCAGCAATATCACTTTCCTCATCACCAAACTCCTGTGTGTAAAATCTATCGAATTGCAGCCACTTGGCTCTTAGAACTTCGTCTATATCAATTCCTATTCTTAATTTACTCATCCTTATTTTCTTTTAATTGCCCCAATTGATTTTGAAGCTGTAATTTTAATTCTGTTATCATTTTGGTATTCTCTTTAATTAATTCGGCATCTGTGACATATCTTGGATTGATACATTCGACTCTTGTGTCGAGAGATTGTTGTGGAATTATAAGAATTTCTCCCTTGAATGTCTCAGGAGTTATTTTTTGAGAGATTTCTCGAATCACTGATGGAATGTCTATGGCTCGAACGCCTGCAACCCCAACATATATTACTAATATTTTAGTTTCTTCATCCATTTAATTGTTGTTTTTTACCGTTCCCGTTTCCATTACTGTTTCCGTTAACTGGATGGGTCTCTATATAATCATTATATTGTTTTTCAATGACGTTTATTAGCGGATTTCTGATGTTTGTATCCTCTTCTGACATCCTAACTACACCTATATTAGAAATGCCGTCAAATAGCTCCAAAAGCACCCTCAATGAACTCTCATTTTTATTCTTCAGGTCGATTTGGTTGATGTCGCCAAGCACGATTAATTTACAGTTGCTTCCGATTCTCGTCAACAAGGTTCTGGAGTTATCAAAAGTCACGTTTTGCATTTCATCAGCAATAATAATACAGTCATCCAAACTCGAACCCCTGATATATGATAAGGGGAAGGGTCTGATAATATCTTCCATTAATAATGACGAAAGCATGCTTTTTATAATCATTTTCTCAATATTGATGTAGAAACTCCACATAGCTGGGTCGATTTTATCTTTCAACTCACCCTTGAGGAATCCAACTTCTTCGTCCTTCAGTGTTTTAATTGATTTAACCAAGTAAATTGTCTTAAATCTATTTCCTTCTTTCCTTAACAGGCTCAATGCTAGTGCTAGTGCCACAAAAGTTTTACCAGTACCTGCGGGTCCAGCACAAATCGTTATCTCATTTTTTCTGATAGACTGAATTAAATCCTTCTGACTATCATTTTTTGCTATGATTTTAGTGTCCTTTGGTATTAATCTCTTAACTCTTGATTTAGTTTCATTAATATGTTGTGTGCTGTTAATTGATGTCAGTTCTTCGAAATCTTGTTCTTCCTTTGCTCTGTCTCTTCCCATATATAAGTTATCGTTATACAAGGTAATACGTGTCTTAACCGAAAATCTTGAATTAAGTCGAAAATTTTTTTCTTAGTATTTATCACCAAATGATGATAAACTATAAAATTTTATAATTAATATGGAAAATGAAAACCTAACACCAAAAAAAGAACCAATTGGTGACGTATTGAAGAAATACAAAGAAATGCGTGAGGAAGGCACACTCCCAAATCCTGACTCAGTAAAATCAGCACCCATTGAAGCGAAATCTTCTACGATACCATCGGCTGAATTCAATGCTGATGACTATCAAAATGTTATGGCTAAAGAAACCGACCCTGATTTAATGACAAGTTATGAACTTGTTAAATTACCATCAAAAGGTCTGTTCTACTCAAATAAAATTAATGAAGTTGCTGTTGAATACATGACATCAAAAGATGAAGACTTATTAACAACACCATCACTAATTGAAAACGGGACTGTATTGGATGTTCTGTTGAGAAGAAAGATAAAAACCAAAGGTGTTAAAGTTGATGAGCTTCTTGCAGGTGATAGGAATGCTATCATATTATTCCTTCGTAGTTCAAGTTATGGTTCAGAATATGGTGTGAAAGTGCCTGACCCAAGGACAAATGTGTTATTTGACACAAAGGTTGACCTTTTAAAACTTAGATATAAGAAAGTCGCAAAAACACCTGACGAATTCGGACACTTTACAGTTGAATTACCTATGCGTAAGAAAACCGTGAAATTCAAATTACTTAATGCTGGTGAAGAAACCATGTTGTTTAAGAAAGCAGAGGCACATAAAGAGGCTTTTAGTCAGGAATTTAGTGAATA